CATTCTATAATGGTGTTGAGATGGAATTTGCCGTGATACGACATACTTCTTTATTGGATGGTTGAAGTCAAGTTGAGAAACTTTCTTTAATCCTTTGAGAGGATCTTTCTTAAATACTGGAGCTTTTGTTTTAAAATCTGTTTCTTTCTTAGCTGTATCTTTAACATGAGTATTTGATACAAACTTTTCAGCAATATAATCATTGTATAGCAGAGGATCTATAGTCTTTAGGAAGTAGTTAAAGCCCTGAGATGCGCCACAATTATGACAATAATATGAAAACTTGTTATCCCTTTCTAGAAGCCAACCGCGGGCCTTAGAGCGACTCTTTTGAGAATCACCGCATATAGGACAACGGAAGTTAATTTTATAGGGATTGGTATGCTTTATCTTAAAGTTTTCAAGACGACCAGATAACATTTGAGCATACTGTATATCAACAAATTCTGCCATAATAATTCCACATAGTTTAAACGTATAGATGTATTATACCACACATGCAGCAAAATGTACACCGTTAATTTCAGTTAATTCAATTAATTCTTATAGATTATTATATATCAGACTTTGATAAATGTCAACTGCCAAATAAAGCAGTCCAATTAACTTCCATGAATCCTAATAGAACAACTCCGCCGATACCCATAATGTACCATCTCCACTGTTCTAATATTTTAATACGATCATCTATTCTTGTCAACCGTACTTCAAGGGAACCATTCATTTTGCCAAGTTGGAGCATAATTTCATCGTTGCGTTGCTTACGATCTACTTTAGTTTCGTCAGCTAGCTTTTGGTGGTCAGCTTTAGAAGATTTACGATGGTCTTCTAATCTTCTATGAATAACCTCTGCTCTTTTGATATCTTCTTCTTTGATTTCAGAAGCACGGGCTTCGAGGTCTTCGAGTTTTTCAGCAGTGTTTTTAAGGATCTCTCCTTGTACAGCTACTTTTTGCGATATTTCGGTCATTGACTCAAGGGCTGAGTCGAACTTTGAAAAAAATCTTTCGATTTGTTTGATGTCTTTTTTAATCAGAGCTACGTCTGTTTTAAGATCTTTATCGGTACTATCTGCCACGTTTCGTGTTCCTCGTTTATAATAGAAAAAGCCTCAGAATTACAATTAATCACTGAGGCCTACTTCATTCTATATCTAACAAATCTATTTATTCGTCATAACTATTCTCGTATAAAATAATTATACTTTTTTGTTGGCTGATATATGCTCTAAGGTCGCTTAGATTCAATGCGATCTTATCGTAGTTTTTTGTTGTCATTGCAAATAAAACTTTGTCGCCGCTAAGACTAGCAAACACTTCGTCTACGTTTTCTTCCGTGACTACAAGAAATTCTACATCACGGAGATCTAGAACGTCAGGAGTGGGCACAATGGGTGCAGGGGGAGTAACGTATTCTGTTTCAGTTATTATTTTCGCTGGTGGCGCCACTGGAGTCGATGAGCACGCCGCTAGCAATAAGATCATCGTAAATCCAAGGACACTCGCTGTTAAATGCTTTACCATTCTTCGCGCTCCTTTCTGTATCATTCAAGGCTGCACCAGACAGTATTTCGAAACAACGATTTACTTTCTTTGATGCGTTATTCAAAACTCTTTCAACTAATCCTGGTTTAGCAACACCTAGTGCTCCTAGATCATGTTTACCTAAACGTGTTCTGAGTTTATTATTTTGAGAACGAATATCTCCAAACTTAGATTGAAGTTCGTTATATTGATCTCTTTGTTTTTCGAAGTTAGCTTCCATCTTAGCAATGGTATCAACATTTTTAAGATTTACTTCTTCCAATCGGTCTACATTAGCTGTTAACGTGGCGTTATAAGCTGTTATAGTTTCAATTTTAGCTTGGGTGGTGTTGTAATACCATACGAAACCACCACCCATCACTAAGATTATTAGACCTGTATACATAAACGAAGGCATGGCTTATTACTTGCTGCAGTAGGAGGCGTATAGACCTTCAAACTTTGCTTTGCCACAACCGTATTCATCATTGATTTTCTTAAACATATCTGCTTTAGAAGTTTTTGGATGAAGTGATTTCATTGCTGCACCGATTTGTTGATCAGCACCAGAGTAATCTTCGTTCTTTTTAAAGAAGCCTTTGATCTTGTCACCTACAGTTTTCTTCTTAGGTGGCTGCGCGTTAGTTGCTTTAGCTTGAGCTACAGCTGCTTTTCTTAATGCGTTTGAGAAGTTTTCGTCGACAGATTCATTTTTTTCATCTTCGTCTTCGTCCTCATCCTCGTCCTCGTCCTCATCTTCTACTTCGTCTTCATCATCTTTTTCATCTTCGTCATCGTCTTCATTTTTAGCTTTTGCTTCCATGATTTCGATGTATTTTTCTTCAAGCTTAGTAGTAATACGAGTTTGAATTTCTTCTTCGAACGCCTCTTTCATTTCAAGAGGGCGACCTGCCATTGCTTCTTGTACAATTTTCTCTAAAGACATGTTAATCTCCTTGTTTAATTTAATATTGTTAATCTATTTATTATCCAAACATCTTTGCTTGGGAAGCAGGACCAACGATACCATCTGCTACTAGACCGTTAAGTTTCTGCCATTTTTTAACTGCTGTTAATGTTCCAAAGCCAAAATCGCCATCGGCACCAATACCGAGTACTTCTTGCATCTTTGCAACATCGTTTCCATTCATGCCCTTACGTAGTGTACGAACTTCTTTGGATTTCTTGCCTTCTCCACCAGCTTTACATTTACCAGCGAGAATAGCTTTTGCGTCTTTATAACGCTTGTCTCGATCTTCCAATCCAATAGTACCACCATTAATTTTCTTGGTTAGTCCTAGATTGTCGTCTGCATCGGCATATTTTTCTAATTTGTTTGTTTTCCAGAACCAACAGGCTGATTCGATTGCTCCTGCTGGTGTTGCGACATATTCTGCTGCTTCTTCGGCTGACATGTCGACTGATTTTCCAAATGCTGTATAATTATTCCGGCCTGTAAGTTGCTTAATGCCACGGCCCCTAAATCTCCAGCCGTCACCATCGTCGGTATTGCCCAAGGCACCGCGTTTAGATCTGAATTCATCTTGGTAAACATAGTTTGCAATCTTCTTAGGATCCCGCGCATATTCTTTAGCATCTCTTTTTCCTTTACCAAAGTAACGACCAAACACACCATTGAGTGCTTTTTCGCTATAGTTTAAATTTTCTTCAAGACGAGTAAAGTCAGCTGACTCGTGTGCACATTGTGCCATAAAACCAGCGATACGTAAATCAGTAGTAATATCGTATGCTTTAAAAAGTTGTTGAGCTGCGTCGTACCACTCTTCTGGATTTTTATTCCGTGGAATCATCGCGCTAAATTGTTCTAGTGTAATCATTTTGTAGGTGCTCCCATTATATCTCTAAGTTTCTTTTTCTTAGACTTATTGCTTTTAGTCCATTTCGCCTGAGCTGCTTTAGACATGTGACCTGCATCCATGCCAGCAATTCCTCCACCGCTAACTGAATTAGCAGGAGTTTCTTCAAGTTCTGGTTTAGTATTGATGTGCTCAAATAAAGTTTCAACTTCTTCATTTAAAGCCTTGACATTTATATCTTCTTTGATATAATTGACATATCGGTCATTAAATACTAATAAAGATTCTTTCATCTGTTCATCAGTTAAATCTTCGGTTAGTAACGATTCGTCAGTAAAGTGTTTGTATTCTTTAATAAGGAATAAGGCAGCTGCATAACTAGCTAGCTTAGAGCTGCCGCCAGGTATCTTAGCCATTAACCTTTTCATGTTTCGGACCATCACATCAAAAACACCCCATGCTTTCTTTTGTTTAGCATCGCGGTCTTTCTTCTTAACTAGTATGTTGCCATTTTTATCAATCACGCCAAGCTTAAACGCATCCCATTTTTCAAAGGGAGTTGCTAATCTTCTTACAAACTGATAAACTAAAAATAGATCAACTACCATTTTAGATTTCCTTAAGTGTTTCTGCTATAAACTCGTCTGAATCTATATTGCCAGTGTTTAAACTCACATCATCGTATTGAATGATTTCCGGCATGTAGTTTAAATAATATACAAACGGTTTCAAGCAATCATGAAACTCATGTAGCTTCATAAAGAGCATGTTAGTTGCTTCCGGACCAAACACATTATAAATTATGATTAAGTGATTCAAAATCAACCTTTCTCTTAAGTCGTCATCTTGCCTATATCTACCAAATAACTTGCGTAAATATTGGAATCGCTTTAAGTCCTCTTCGAACTCAGATATATCTGAGCATTGAGGGTTATCATAATGTTTTGATGCAAACAACAGAAAAGTTGATTCTGTTAATATCATAATAATAATCTATTTTATTCGTCTGCTACGATTGTATCTTCTACTGCTGTATTACCAGTTACACCAGCGTCACCAACAGTGGCTTGATCTACTGTGCCACCTTTCATTGGTACTAAGCATTCAGCGTGATGTCTACCGTTAGCATCTTGGTGATACAACCACCAACCTGGACCTGTCAAACCTTTTGCTCGGTTAGATGCAATAGCTGCTTCTTCATCAGAAACAAATACTGCATTGTCAAGATCGTGACTCTTGTTAGTGTTTGCAACTGCATCTTCCAAGAATTTTGGTGCTGATGCAAGTGCGTCTGTTTTTCCCCATAGTGCCATTGTATTTCTCCTAATTAGCGGGTTTTATTAAATCTATTTATAATCCTTTACGAAAGATTATTTTGGTTTCTTAGCGTCTCTTTGTTTAGCCTTAAGATCACGAACTCTTTGCTTTGCAGCTCTAATTCTTTCTCTATCTTTAGCTTTCTTTTCAGCATCGCTTGCTCTTTTCTCAGCAGCATCTGCTCTTCCGGATGTGCTCATACGATTAGCGGCTTTCTTAATTCCTTTACCTGCTAATCTAGCAGTTCCTACAGCAGCTTTAGCACCCAATTTAAATGCTCCACCAACTGCTTTACCAATAAACTCATCAAGTTGCTCTGGAGACATTGCTTCCAGTTCAGCCATAGTAATATTGTTTTCATTAATATACTGTACGGTAATATCGTTAATTTGCTCTTCAGATAAAGACTCAGTTTGTGTTTTGCCTAAGCGCTTTTGTCTATCACGATAAGTTTCTCCACTTCTACCAACGCCTGCTCTTTTTGCATCAGCTTTTGCAGCAGATGGAGCTGGTGTAATAGTTGGATCAGTTTCTTCTTTTTTAACATGCTTATATAGCATTGAGTCAGAAGGAGCTTGTTTGTGCAAATCGCCAGCTTTAACAGCAGCTTTATGTGCTTTCTTTAAAGCTTCGCCAGTATTACGAGCTTTTACTTTATAACTTTTAGTAGGCTTTGTAGGATGTCTTACTGACCAGTTAGTAAATTCTTCTAGATTCTCTGATACTGCATTACAGTTACAATGCGCACAATCTGGTGGGCATTTGCAATCTTCTGCTTTTACGTCAGAACCACAACACTTATCTGAACAATACGTGTCTTTGGCTTCAGTGAATTTCTTAAAACGTTTCATCGTTATACCTTTATTTGTATTTAATTCTAGTAGTATTTATTAAAAACTAGGCTTACCATTTCTCTTTATCGGCCCAGTATGCGGCACTCATCTTACCTTTTGCAATGTTTTTACCGTGGCGAGCCTTAAAAGACTTACGTTTAGCTTTCATTTTATCAGATTCGCCTTTCTTAGGATCACCTGCAGTAGATGCGCCTTGCTCTCCAAACCGAATAGTTTTAATCTTGTCACCATCTTTAGCAACAACAATATGCGACTTAGTAGCATGAGAAGGAGTACGTTTAGCTTTATTAAAACCAGATACACCGGCTTTTGCTAGACGAGGATCTTTTTCTTCAGATCTTGTTTTTAATTCTTCTTTTAATTGTTTAAAAGTCTTCATTTTTGTTACCCTATGTATAAAACGTATATTGCTGGAGCTATCATTGATAATGCTAAAACTAATCCATACCAAGTATATGGGTCAGACCAATCTTGGCCAGCTTGTATTTGTTTATATTTTACCTTTTTAGTAAGATTGTATTTATCGTCCTTTTTAGCCAAACTCGTGACCAGCAACTCGCTTCATTTGTTTGTTAAACTCATCTTGTGATGGTTTTTCTTTATATAGTTTTATCGTCAAATGCGACTTGTCCTTACCTTTAATCCGCCAATTATAACCTTGTTCTTTATGTTCAGGCTTGGTTGTTTTTACTACACGACGCTTAAATCCTGCTTCCCAGGTTTCCGAACCTTCTTCGATCTCAGCTTCTTCAGGTACACAGTTGGGAACCATTCTCTTCCCTTTCTTTTTCATGCCTTTTTGAGTATATCCATCCCAGCATTTTTCGTCTAAGTGTTCTTTGAATGTTAACATTACGCTGCCTTCTGCTGCATATTCCACAGCTTATCTAATTCTTTAGCATCAACGTGTCTGAATATCCTTGCAGCATCTGCAGCTCGCTTGCCTTTATCTTTCATCATTTTTAAAGCGGCTAAATATTCTTTTTTGAACATCAACTTACCGAGAGCTACTTTTAGATCACCGTATGGCGAGCGCTCATCTAGGTTTTGTTCCATGTGTTCTTTGAATGTTAACATATTAGGCTTTCTCTATCATTTTAAGTTGTACTGCTTCTGTTGGCTTAATGCCACGACCCTTCCATACTTTAGGAGTAATAAGAACCCTTGGTCCTCGTAACTCTTTAACTACGTAAAGTTCTTTTGCTTCAGCAGGAGAATCTGCGTATTGTTTTTTAATACGTACTGTATCTCCGTCTTTAACTGCTTCAGCTATATATTCTACAAAGGATTTCATTACTTGTTCCAGTGGGTATCAGCCCATCTCTGCGCTTCACTTTTAGCTTGGCCTACATTCTTATAAGCTATTACAGGATGTTTTGGTTGACTACCGCTCTTATCAAATAGCGTAGGCAATACTTTTATACTACCATCTCTATTAAATTTCATCGAATCCATACCAGCTAATCTAATCTCGAATTTGCCGTCTGAAGTGACATGCTTAAATACTTTTTTGTTACCAGCTCCATAACCATCTGGCTTCTTAACCCAACGCAGTTTAGTATTGGCTTCAGTCATATGATCTTTGAATGACTTCATTTTTGTTTCCTTTGTGATTTAATCCATTTGGCAGCAATCTTGTTTTCGGGTGGTTTTGCAGCCCAAGTTTTAATATCTTTATATGCTTCTAAAGATGCTACATCAACGTCAGAATCTTTAGAGTTATCAACAATGATTAATCTATTTCTAAATAACCCTTGGAATTTACCAATATTCTTTTGAACATCTTTCCACATCTCTTCAACTTTAGCATCTGGTAATGATCTATTCCGATTTCGATTTCTATCCATTGCTGTTTCTAAGTCAGTATTAACGAATATCATCTTAACAGCATAGCCGATTTCTCTTAACGTATCAACTTGCTTTTTAATCTTAGAGTAGTCTTTGCCAGTACCATCAATAACAATACCCATTCTACCTTGAAGAGCTAATTCCATTTTCTTACCGGTAATAGCCTTAGCTTTAGCTCTTAAAGCTTGACCTTGCGCTGACGCAATATCTTCTGGAGAAGTAGTAAGTCCAGCTCTCTTTAAACCTACTTCAAAAGCCTCATCAGAGTTTATTAATCTAAAGCCTAATGCTGGCAAAGCTGTTTTACCGACAACAAATGATTTACCAGCGCCTGGTCCACCTGCTAGGAATACAGCTTTAAATATTGATGGATCATTAACACCTTCGTTAATGAACGTTTTAAATCTAAGCATCAGGAGTATCTTTTTTCAATCTTTTAATTAACTTATGGGTACCTTCAAATCCAGCACCGTATTCTTCTTTCTTAGAACCACGTACCTTATCAGCTAAGTCTTTATCAGCTTTGCCCCAAGTACCAGATGATTTAGTAATGAATGAGTTAACTCTTGCGTGTCCCCATTGCTCAGGAGTAGTTCCTGGACGATGGCCTGTCTTCCAAGCTGCGACACCACGATTATATACTGAACGTAATACACCTACGGGCATACCAGTCTTTTCTGATTTTTTCTTAAGTGATTTTGTAGGATCTTCGTTTAATTCTAATTCAAAGTTTTCAGTAGATTCGATTAACGACAGTAACTCTTCAGCAACATCTTCGTATTCTTCGTTCTTAGGCTTATACATTTTGAAACGTTTATCAAACTTTGGCTTGCCATTAGTATCTAATAACATATGAGGACGCTTACCTTGTCTCTTTCCCCACATAGGATTATTATCTTCTCCAAACATATCTCGAGCTTTCTTAGTATGTTTAGATACTTTTGTT